TAAAAGCTCCAGGTGTTGAAGGCTCGCTAACAAAGTCCCAACAAATTAACTGAAAGTCGTCTTGAACAATCTGCATATTACCTTCAGTCCTAGTGCTTCCTACACCACGAGAAGAAATACCTAACGTAATTCCACTCTCGACTAACGACTGCAAAATCTTTCCTGAAGGTGTATTTAGAATTTCAACAGTTCCGTATACAATATTGCCCTCCATGTGTGCTTCTCTTACAGTGTGCGAAGCATTTTTTAATTCGACAACAGAAGAATCAGGGTGGTCAAGTTCTCCTAAGGCTCTGTTCTCTTGAATGAATTTTTGATAGTTTCTTATTTCTCTCTCTAATATTACTTTAGGATAAACTCTACCATTTTGATTAAGAGTCTCAGCTTTTTGCAAAATACCTTTCATTATCAAAGGTTTGCCTGCAGCTTTTTGTTCCTTTATTAAAGAAACGTCATAATCAAATGTATGCCATTCAGTAATGAGTTTAGGATTAGGCACCATTTTATTCTCCTGATAGTTCTTCTTTTAATTTTGAAATAGTTAAAAACTTTTTCAAACCAGACTTGTCAATATTGTTTTCATTTATAGCAACAATATTATTCTTTACGTCTTGATATTTGCTTTTAACTATTTTGTTGTCACAGCTTACAATATATTTATCTAATTCAGAAATTGTATCTGTTTTTATTTTCTTGCAATGTTCAATTAGTTTATTATCTTCATTGTTTGTATAATACTGTATTAATTCTTTTTGGCTTTCACTTAATATACTATTATATTTTTCATTGAAAATCTTTTTCATTATTCCATAAGTCATCTTGTCGAATTTAATGTTTTCATATTCTTTTGACTCTTCAATAACTTTCTTTTCTACTAAACTCTCATGTAATTTAATTTCAAATTCTGTTGTTCTATCAAAATTACTACTTGGATTTCTCCACTCATTTAATAATGTCTGAACAGTTGCATAAATTCTATAATTTTTTATATTTTCTTCAAAGATTACACCTTTACCAAATGTACGATTTAAATTGTGAATCAATGAAGATTTTTCTTCTTCTAATATTTTATTATCAAAATGATGATTGCATGCTTTTTTTGCTTCATTTATAATAGAACTTGCTAAATGATCTGAAACGTTTTTTGTTGTAACCAAAGCTTTAAATAGTCGATACTCTTTATTTAATTGAGTTCCTTCTTTAAAACTTTCTTTAACTATAGCAATTCCTTTTTTAGCAACTTCTTCATCATTTTCAAGTAAACGATTACAAATATATTGAATTACTTGTTCGTAAATAATACCTATATTCCTTTTTTTATTATGAACTTTCGCCATTATTTGTCCTCGTCTTCATTTTTTTCTAACATATCATCATCTATAAGTATGTCTTCTAATGGGTCATTTGATTCTTTAATTAAACCTTTACTTGATTTATTACCCTTAATTCCCATAGACTTGCTCATGTCTTCTAAATCTTTTGACATTCTATATGATATTTGCTTGTCAATAAACTTTTCATTTATTGTGCTTTGTGGTAAAATACTATCCATTAAGTCGCTAGCTTTTAAAGGACTTATTTTGACATTACCTTCTTTTCCAAACGGGTCATTGTCAAGCTTCAGAGCTCCTCCTCCTTCATAACTCGCGCCTAATACATTATTGTCCGATTTGTGTCTTTTATAAGGACCTCTTTTACCTCTTTTGCCTGCTTCGTTTGATACCTTAACATTGCCGTCTTTTGCTTTTGATGATTCTTCAACTTCGTCATCTTCGTCTAAAAGCTTGTCAATTTCAGCAAAGTCATCTTCAGACATTAGCTTTCCACTTTTCATATCACCAGCGAATAGACCTTCTAAACCTCCGCCTCCGGAATCTTCAGCACCACCCCCTTCACCACCTGTATCTCCTCCGCCAAATAGGTCACCTCCGCCGCCTGCGTCTTCTTCGCCTCCACCCTCGCCGGCATCCATTCCTTCATCACCAAAAGATAATGAGTCAGATTTAGGTAATTGAACTCCTTCAAGCTCCATGTCCTCTAACTTGTCTTTCTTTCTTCCATTAGCGATTCTAGTGATTTCATCATCGTTAAGGTCTAAGATATGTTTCCTAATCCATTCTCGATCAACCATACCTTCAGGTGCTTGCGAAGATATCTCAAATTTAGTCCTGATTAGTTCTAGTTTTTGTTGTTGAGCAATTGTTGATGGATTACTTAATCGCAACTCAAAGTTTAACAGATCTTCATCTGTATATCCGTGAGTATATAAGTGAACCATAGCAATCTTGTTGAGTTCTGAAACTATGGTTTTTTGTATTCTATTTATAGTTCTACTGAATCTTATATCTTCTTGGGCAAGAGTTGCTTTAGCTCCAATATCTTCGTCATATCCTAAATAAGCCTTAGGAATCTTTAATGCAGCAAAGAGTTTCTTCTGGATATACTCAACATCTTCAATTGCAGTAGTATTTGAGCCTCCTGCAAGCGTATCGATTCTTGTTCCACTTTCACCGCCACGAACAGGCAAGAAATAATCTTCGTCAACTGACAATGGGTTGTATCTTAAGTCAACTTGTCCTGTTGATTTATCTACAACTGCGTTTCTTTTAAGTGATGTTTGTGCTTGTTCTAGATAGTCTGCAACATTTTCAGGTGGAATATTACCTACATCAATGTAGAAAACTCGCCTTTCAGGTGACCTGATTACACGATAAACAAGCATGGCATCTTCAATAAGAATCAGTTGTCTCCAAATTCTTCTTGCACCTTCAAGAACAGAAGATCCATAAGGAAGAAATGCGTCGTTTCCTAACAATCTAAAATGAGAAACTTGCCAGTTTTCTAAAACTCTATTTCCCTGTGTAACCCATCTAAATCTTACTGCGCCGGGGTCTGCCGGGTCGAAGCCTTCTTCTCTTGACATTTCTGAAATTGGAATAGGAAATACGTTTATTACACCTAATTCCGGGTGTATATCGTTAAAAAGAAAGAAGTCTCCGTATTTGCAAAGATTTCTTACCCACATAACAAGGTTAAAATCAATATTTAAGACATCATAAAATAATTCGCTTAATATTTGTTTAACCATTCTATTTTCTGAATAGATGTGCAGAACTTTTCCTTCTGCGTCAGGTGAAACACATTCCTCTGAGTATATATCTAAGGCACTGCTGATCTCAGGCGTAGACTCCATTTCTGAAAAATCAGAATACCTTGCCATCCTGTCATATGAGCCATAGGCACTTAACGTGCTATTATAAACGTCACTATGAGCTTTTCTAAAAACCTCTAACGAAGACTTAGACGCAGTTTTATTTTTATATTGCTTTACTTTTCTTTTTACTACAGGACCTGACCTAAAAAGGTCCGTCAGCTTCTTGAATAGATTAGTATTGTCAGCCATTTTTTATTTTCCTATTAACCATCTTAAGTCGCCTAAAGGATCTTTCCTAGTAGGCTCCTTATTAAATTTACCTTCGGGTATTATAACCGGTATTGTTGGATTATAACTATTAAATTGATTAGTATAAAAAGGTGATATTATTGTATCTTTAACCTTAGTATTGTTTACTTCCATTCCTTTTAATAAGGCATCAGCAAATTCCATTTGTGAAGTGCTATACTGATCACTATTATTGTCAGACAACCAACAACCTATTGCTAAAGACATAACTAAGTCGTCGTTATATCCTTTCATGGCTCCTACTTTTTTACCATTCCAAACAAATGTTTTTAACTCTGAGACTAGCCTTGTGGAGTATGTTGTTAATCTTCCATTCCTTAAGGCTTCCTCTAATGAAGCAAGGATTTTTTCTCTACTTTCTTTACTAGTAACAAATCCTGCTTTGCCAATTGATGCATCTCCTCCATAAAGATATTTATATTTTTCTTTTTCTGAAGAGAAATAAATATTTTTATATCCTAAGTCTGCCAACTTTGACAATACTGTATAACCATATGCATTACTTTCAGGACAAACTGTAGCTTTGTTATATCTTCTAGCAATATCGTAAAGCAATGTAGCAAAATGGTCCGGTGGAATTTTATCTTTAAATTCTGCAGCGACTGAAAGAGTTTTTGTATTTATTACATGAAAAGTCGAGTAATCTCCGCTGTCGCCTCTAGAAACGTCAGCTGAAACGAAATAGTTTACTCCCTCCAATGGATATTCCCAATACCAAACACTATTTCCAGGCCCACTCTTTTCTATCGGACTCTTAGATAAAATCCTTAACTTTTCTAAGGTATCTGCTGTAAGAAACGTATCGCCTGAAGATGAAAAGTCACAAAGAAGCTCTTGAGCAACCTGCTTTTTGGACATGTTTTTAGTTTCTTGTTGAAACCAATCATCTCCTCTTTCAGGATGGACGTCCCACATAAGTTTTATTGCATTAAACTCGTTTTCTTTTCTTTCAGCTTTAACATATAGCTCATGATATTGACCACCAACACCATTAGGTGTAGATAAAAGAATTGCTCTACCACCCGTTGATAGTGTAGGATAAAGACCCATCCATAATTCATCAAAGTTCCTAACGAAAGCTGCCTCGTCTACAATCAACAATGAAAGAGCCTCAGAACGACCTGCATCTTCTGAAGTTGGTACGGCTTTAATTTGTGAGCCGTTTGAAAATTCTACTTGCTGTTTATTGTTAGCAGTTATTTGTGGTATTAACAACCAATGAGGCATTGACTTTATATACGTCTTAACTTTCCTAATAAAGTTTTGTGCAACTGCTAACTTAGTCGCAATGATTAGAATATTTTTTTCTTTATAAAAACATGCCTGCCAAACTGCATACGCGGCTGCCAAGGTAGAAAGACCGAGCTGCCTAGACTTTAGAACAATATTAAATCTATGGTCGTTAAAGTCTTTAACACAATCATCTTGAAAAGGAAAAGTAGCAAAAGGAATTAGACCTCTTAACGGGTGCTGAATTTTCAAGTACGTGTTCATGAAATAGATAGGATCTTTTCCACACTTAACTATTTCATTTAATTGGTTTTGTTTGGACAGACGTTTTGCCATTTATTTACGCAACCTCAAAATAGCATGCGCAAGTAAACTTTAATGTTCTAATAGGACTAAAAGGGCTAACTGTCAAAGTTTCAATTGACTCTTTTTCGTCTACTTTCTTTGCTTTTAGATTTTTACCTGAACATTCTTTATATGATGCTTTAATTGTTTTAAGTCTAGAAGCAACCATTT